AAAAGCAGTTATTTTTTCATGAAGCTTTTCTACTTCATCATTTACTTTTTTCTTTTCAGTCTTAATATGCTCCTTATCTTTTTCTTCTATTGAACGTAAGCATACCGGGCATTTGTCTTTATCAGTACCAACGGATTTTAATTTATCATTTAAGTGTATGACTGACGTTTTATTTTCAGAAATTGAATTGCGAATATCTTGAATTTTCTTTTCAACGGCTTCGAGCTTTTTATCTACTGTTTCACGCTCTTCTTTTAATTGTGTGAGATCGCTAATGGTAAATTCTTTGAGTTTACGCTCTACTTCAAGTATTTCTTTACTATTACTCTCTTTATAGGTTTTATATTTTTGATGCTTACGAGTACGTTCTGCTGTATCAAGCTCTTTTTGTTTTTCATAAGTATGTATTGTTTTTGTTACTTCATCGTGTTTAGCAGATTCAATATCAAATGATTTTTTCTTTTCTGTTAAGTCGAACCTTAATAGATTAGTCATTTCACCAAAAATACCGAGATTGAAGATATCTTCAATAAACTTTCGCTTTTCGGCTTTTTTCTTCGCCATAAAAGGAACAGTATTATTAATTGTCATGATTACACAGTTTTGAAATATTTCCGGTGTGCATTTAAAGATATCTTGAATAAATTGGTTTGTATTTGAAATACTATCCCGAGTTTTATCGTCTCCGTTAACAGAAATAAAACACTTCGAAGGCTCAAGAGTTCGGGTAATAATAATATCATCGTTATTACTCGTATCTTTAATATTTGCTTCTAGAATAATTTCGCAATTCTTTTTGTTAATATTATTAACAATAAACTCTTTTTTAAGCTCGCGAAGTGATTCACCAAAAACTGCAAAATATATAGCATCAGCTATCGTAGATTTACCAACACCATTACGTCTGTCGTCTTTATCCTTATTAATACCTGTAATAATGTGTAGTCCTTTTCTGAAGTCGATGCTTACAGGTGACGATCCTACAGAGAGAAAGTTTTTAATTGTAATTTTATTAAATGTAATTTGTCTCATCTTATAGCTCTCTTGTATATGTCTAGGCAATACTCAATAGTTTCTTTTTTAGTATTGATATCTAATAGATTGATAAATTCTTCTATAGCTTTTTGAACGTCTACCCCTGAAAGATCATAATTATTATCTTCTGACGCTGTTGGATTTAGATTTATTAAAGAATAATCTACAGACAGTGAGAATGGTTTAGTTTTTGAAAACTTTTCGATGAGATTATCAATATTATCGGCATCGACTTTTTTATCAATAATAAGTTTTATAATATTATTAGCTGTATCACAGTCTTTGAGAGATTTTTTACTGAGCACATCAGAGAGAGTTATCTTTAAATGTTTCGGTGAATCAATATTTTCATGAAATGTATAATTAAGAGTGTTGAGATTGAGTATGTAATAGCCTTTTGTAGATCCTGCATCGCCGAAGTCCATTTCAAATGGGTTTCCAACATATATAATAGTTCCTTTATCATATTTTCTTTCATCACGGAGATGAAAATGACCGGACATAATAAAAGGTGAAACGTTAAGTAAGTCTTTTGTTTTTATGCCTTTATCGCACAACTTAAAGCTATTCATCTTGAAACTTTCGATCTCTAGATGACCGAAGATCATATCAACTTTTTGAAGCTCACTTACATTGGATCCCCATGGTAGAAAGAGTGCTTTTTTGCCGTAAAGCGTATATGTTGTAGGTGTACTTATAACAATAATATTATCCCACCCATTTAAGATCGAAAGTGAATTAATATCTGCTCTATCCTTATAAAATGCGTCATGATTACCTACAACAATAGTGATATTAAATTCAGACCACATATTAAAAATTTGGTTAACAACGTGTATTGTGTTAACTGCAATTTCATCTCGGTAATGATATACATCACCAAGAATAAAGATATCTTTTATTTTCTTTTTCTGTAATTCACTCTTAAGCCATGCAGCCCATTTTAAAGCTGTTTCGTGCCAAAAAATACTATTTTGATGCACACCTACATGCAGATCAGCAATACAGCATACCTGCTCTGAAGTTGTAACTAATTCTTTAAAATTATTCACTCGGTAGTATTGTAGTTGTCGTCATTCGGCTCAGTATATATATGAGCACTATCTCCGACGATTTCAGGGTCAAGCATTAAGTCGGTGTAGACTTTCTCCTTGTATTCAGTAATGCATGTGTGGTGTTTCTTTTCTTTTTTAATTCTATTAATAAAAGCATGAAAGGCGATTGTAGTAAAGTATGAGAAGGGACTAAATCCTGAATCGAGTTTAAATTTTTTATTACGTAGCGCAGAAAACATTTTAACAATCGCGTCCCCAATCATATCGTCTTTATAAGAATAATTGATAAAGTTCGGTGCAAAAGATAAACCGTGTGCTATCTTGGTAATACTTTCTCCGAGCTTGATAGATACATCGCCAGATTTATAGTAAGCTCGTATTTCTTCTTCAAACTCTCTACTGTTAACATAATGTATTTTTTCTTTTGGTTTAAGCTTACGAGTAACTTCAGGTGTTTTTATAGGTTCAGCAATACTTGGATCAATTATAGAAAGTACTGACTCAACAGTGCCGATACTATCAGTGTCTTTCTTAACTTTGGGTGATTTTTTTAATACTTGTTTGGATGTTTTCTTTTTCATAAAGGCTTATGCGTTTTTCGGAATGGAGTTTGCTATAGTATAAATTATCATTAATGTCGAATATTATAAGCTTATCCTTATTGATATGCAATCGTAGGCCGCGGCCAACAGACTGAATTATCTTTACTTTTGCTTTTCCTCCGCATGCAAAAACAATGTAATGTAAGTTCTTAATGTTAATACCGGTAGAAAATATTTTTGAAATAGCAACAACAACGATATCGTTTCGTACTTCCATTAATTTTCGGACTTTGTCACGTTCTTCAACTTCAACTTCACCGCGAATAAAGTATATTTTTTTATCTGGACAAACTTCTTTAATATGATTTAACAGCGTTTCTCCATGTTCTATGTAGTCAACAAGAATCAATGCATTATTATCAACTTTACATACCAGTTTCGAAATAATCTCATTTCTAAATTTGTTGTGCATTAAAAATTTAATTTCTTCTCTATATCTATTGATGTTGTCGGTAGTTTTAGGTTGATTACTTAAACTGTAATTTAATTCAATAATTTGTACAACGACGCCGGATATATATTTTTCTAATCGTAATTCATAGCTCGTCTTTTCGTATATTACCGGACCAATCTTACCAATAATATTCCATTGATCAAGCAAATTTTCAGGCATTGTACCTGTAAAGCCAAACCTACAAGGTGTTTTAATTTTTTTAAGAATCTTATTAATCTCATTACCTTTGCGAATTTTATGTACTTCATCAACAACAAGAACGTCAATAGATTCAAGCCAGGATAAATCTGTATTTTTACTTTGTAGAATACCTAAATTTGCAATTGTAACATTTGCTGAATTTTCAAGAGGATTGCTGCCTGTCCACTTACGACAAGAGAATGGAACGTTATATGAATCAAAATCAGAGAATGTTTGCTCAACAAGACCGAGATCCGGTACTATATAGAGGCAATTAAATTTCTGGCCATGTAATAAAAACAGTTTAGTGAGAAGCGATGCAGCGGTTAATGTTTTACCACCAGCAGTGGCAAGTATGATTGTTCCTCTGCCTAAACTAAAAGCTTTTTGTACAATTTCTTGTTGATAGTCTCTTAGTGGTAAGGATAGTGGAATTATGTTAGTTGTGTAACTCGACTCTTTAAGCCATTTTTTTGCTGGTGTAATGATGCTTACTAATGCATCGTCAGTTGTTATTTCACCGACATACTGTTTTTGTGCTAAAAATTTTCTAATTTCAAGATACAACCCTGGGTCAAATTTACCAGTAGGTGTAATTGAATATGTGCGTTGTGGGGCAAACCTACCGTATCGTTTCATAAAAAAAGCTGCTTCATTTTTAACAGAAAAATGCTCTCTTATTTCTTCGAATAAGTCACCGGCAACCATACCAAGTTGCTTTTTTTCATCATATGAAAAGGATATCATGTAGTTTCGAGCTTAATAATATCGATAATATTCTTCATATCATATGACGCGGAACTTAAAGTCTTTTCCGATTTTTCAAGTAGCTCAACAACGAGGTTCAATTCGTTTATCTTTTTATCAAAAGCTTGCATATCTGCGTGTTTTTCCGCATGTCTCTCTAAAACAGGAAAAGACATTTTTACAGAGCTTTGTTCCTGTAGCTGCTTAACAACTTCTTTCATGAGATCATTTTTTTGTGTTTTTATATTAGCTAATTCGAGCTTGTGGCGTATACATCTGCCGGCCCATTTATGCTTTATGCCGGGAAGGCGCAATTGATAGTCCTTAAGATTGAGTTCGTCAATCTTTAAATCTTCTTCTAACTCTTTGATATATTCTTCTAGCACAAACTAAATAATAGTGTATATACAGGGAAAATCAAGTATGAATCTTTTTGCAAAATATTTCTTAAGTGCATTAGTTGAGAATGCTAATGATAGTAGTGTCTTTGGTATGGCACCAGGAACAGGTGGCTCTTTTGGTAATACAGATTCTTGGAATCCTGGAAGAACAGATATTGCTGTTGCCCTTGGAACAAACGAAAAAGTACCTGGAAAAAATAAGAGCGCAGCTAAATCAAAAAAGAAGAAGGTTCTTTATATGCGGCGTGTTCTAAATACCAATTAATCTTGCTAAATACTAAATTGAAGTAAATAAAATTATGCAGAATATAGGTCACTGGGTCCTCGCGGAAGGGATTTGCGTGAATGAAGACACGTTCGGATTTATTTATGAGATAAATAATACAGTAACAAATAAAAAATACATTGGTAAGAAGCAATGTAAGAAGAAGCTCAAGCGCAAACCACTCAAGGGCAAAATAAATAGACGAATTGAAGAAAAGGAATCAGATTGGAAGGAATATACAAGCTCTTCAAATGATCTTAATGAAGATATTATAAAGTATGGTAAGGATAAATTTATTTTTAAAATTTTAAAAATATGTGATTCGAAGTGGGAGCTCGCATATTTTGAAATTAAGGAACAGTTAGAAAGAAATGTACTTCTTAGAGAAGACTATTATAATGGTATCATAAATGTTCGAATCGGTCGGCCTCCAAAAAAATACTTGAGTAGTTTATAGTTTCATTTATATTATATAAGTGCCGTATAAACTATGTCTTCAACAATACAATTTACAACTCTTAAGCTTCAATGCTCTCTTTATCGAACAAATAGAGCATCAAATTATTAATGACTTACACAAGTATCAACTTCTTACAAAGAAGTTAACAAACGGCGACATAAAGAAGCTGTTTATACATCATATCTTTTTTTCTGTTTGTGAGCAGTTATTAAAAGAGAAGGCATTAGAAAAGAGTATCTTATATTACAATATCAGCAGTTTGAGTTGCCGGGAATTATATCAGTACTTTGAGCCAGGAGATGTGCAGAAATTGATAAAGTCAATCATTAATAAGATTAAGCGACTGCTGCCTGTTCGTTTTTATGAGAATGAGCTTGAATTAAAAGAGCTTGAAATGCAGATTAATAAGAAGACAGGAATAAGTCAAGAAATAATTAATAGTATACGTTATTATGTTGATTCATGTGATACACATAGATTTACATTTAGTAAGATACGGCTTTATGCAAAAAAAAATGGTCTAACATTTTTGAGCAAAGAGTATTTTAACACGCTAAAGATTAAGCATTTGGTACTTGTTTAAGATAAATAATTTAGTGAAATATCTCGAACTGCTTAATCACTATAGAAATCTCTTAGAAGCTACGCCACAAGATGCTGCGCAGCCTGCTCCGCAAGCAGGGGGTGATATTGCTCCAACACCAGTATCCATGCCTACCCCTGGTGCTGGTGATCAAAAAGAACAACCAGTTAACGTACCGCCTGAAGGTTATGTTGATATTGTTCGCTTACTCAGTAAAGCTTTAGTAATGAATGTTCCAACAGAAGCTGTTGACAGCATGTGGACAACCCCTATTACAAAAGAAAATGCTGAAACAATACGTGCAGGAATACAGAACGCAATAAAAGAGAATGAAAATTATGAAGATAATCCTGAGCGTTTAGAAAATCCTCACTTTAAGCAGTTTTATAATTCTATAAATGAAAAGAATTTTGTTCAAAAATATAAACAAATTTTGAGCATAATGAAGCGGTACAGTACAGATCCAAAGTTAGGATAAACTATGTCGGAGCAAAAGAAATATAGACGTCTCGACGAGGTCTACTTAAAGGAAGCGTTTGCAAAACCAGTGCCATTGTTGCCTAGACAAACACTTCTTAGCGAGCAGCCAGGTACAGCAGAAATTCTTATTCAAACAGATGATGAAAGAATCATAGGGCCTACAAAAATACCTAGTGCATTAGCTGATAGAGTTATAGATATAATCAGTAAGCAACAAAAAATGACTAGCAAAAGTGGTAAGGAGTTCACAGTAAATGAAATCGTTTTAAAGAGCCTTCAAATAGACAGGTGGGTTGCAAATGAAAAAGATCCTTTGTATGAAGCTATTAATAGTATTTTTTCAAAAGTCAAAATAAATTACAATAATTTCTCAAATTTAGAGGAAATTCAAACAAATGATAGCAGTCCTCTGCGCACTAAACTATTAGCTACACCGCAATCAGTTATGAGGTTATCTGAATTAATACCTGAAGCTTTTAGAGAGTTATTTATAAATCCGTCTGATGCTGAGAAAGTTCTTGTTGCAATATGGGGAATTACACCACAGAAAAAAGGTGCTAATGTTGGCCCTGGTGAAATTGCGCTTAGTTTGATATCTGATGCTATTAAAGCTGATACTGGTGATTTGGAGATTGAAGGGTTAGGTAAAATAGAGGTTAAGGGAGCTGGTGCAAGAATGGGTGGTGATAATTTTGCAATAGCGGGTACTCTGGAAGCATTGAATAATATTTTGAAGCAAAGAACACAGGGTGTTACTTCTGTTTCTGCACAGACACTTAGTATTATAAAACAGCAGCTTATTGCAATTGTGGAAGCAGAGCTAGCTGTGTTAGCTAATGCTTTGACTCCAAAGCCTAACGTTAATGGTAGGGTTCGAACTTTGCATCCGGAACACAAGCGGTTAGTTGAAACACAATTAGGTCAATTAAGAAACATAGAGCAAAAATTAAAAACTGCTGATAATTTAGAAGAAGTATTAGCAGATGTTGAGTTAGCTGTTGACTTGGATAACAAATTTAAAAAAGGATTTCCAACAGCTAGCAAGGGTGAATTGAGAGCAAAAATGAAAAGTATTATAAACAAGTATGTTTCAGTTAAAAAAGGTGAAAAGCATGGTTCTTCATCTAGATCGAAAGGATCTAAATCATCCTATGGTCCATCAGTTAAAGATTTCTTTTCAATACCTGATCTTTCTATTAAAGAAAAGGTAGATGGTGTTGTAGCTGCCAGATCATATACAGATACCCCTGCAAAAAGTATTGAAAGTGCTTTAGCAGTATTAATGAAAGATTATGGTGATAAAATCTTTACAATAACCGGAAGCGAAGAATCTGACGGTTCACCGTTGTCCAGGGTAATAGCTGCAATTCATATGGCTGAATATCAATTGAATCAGGGTTTCAAATATTTTATTTTATTCAATACAGTAAGTAAAGAGGATGAAGAAAGCAAGAGTGCGCCAGACAAAATAGTATCATATCGTTTTGATTCTAATGATATATCTGCAAACATCATAAATATTTTTAAATTTTTAACGGTGTTTCGTGCAGAAATTAATTTGAGTATTGATACCACGCGTCATTCTGTTGGAGTGAGAATACAGTGATTTGTTTTAAACAGTTTCTCCTCGAGGGTGGAGCTGCTGGTCATATGGCACATCCTTTTGATCTTCCGAATGTAAATACAGGCAAAGATTTAGTAAAATTGTTTCAAAACACAGCAACAAGTCTATACAAAACCCCCGCTACAGTAAAAATAGATGGACTCAATACTTCGATTAAACTTATCAATAATCAAAATGGTAATAAAGAATTTGCCATGGATAGGGGATCAAATAAAAAAGAAGATGTTGATGGTGTCACAGTATCAACATTGCCACTTCGATTTCCAGAGGGTCATGGTATGCTCGAAAAAGGAGCAATAGTTTTAAGTATTTTTAATAATGCTCTTCCTGGTATAGAGAAGGAGTTGAAACAACTCGGATTATGGGGTAATCCTAAGATACTTCTAAACATGGAATTTGTACAGGGTGCAACAAATGTTATTGGATATAGTAACAATTTCTTAGCTATACATGGGTTAAATGAAATTATTGAAGTTAAGAGCCCGGTGAGAGGGAGTGTGAGCCGCGCATCACAAGAAATACGCTATAGCAAGCCAGCTCTTGCTAGTTTGATAGAAAAAATACAGCCAATAGCTAAGAAAGCTGGTTTTAATATTGTGAATGAATTTATTGTTAAGGTACCAAAGGCTATTAATTTTACACCTGCGCTTAATGCTGAATTTGCAGTGAAGTATGATGAGCAACATGGTGTAGTTAAAACTCTGGGTGCATGGTTAAATGAAGTTAAGAACCCAAGAGCTACAAAAATTACACTCTCTTCTGGAAAAATAATAAGTGCAATGAGTCTTGAGAATTATAAAAATGTTACTAGTGGTACACCCCTTAATACAGTAATAAAAAATGGTGATAAAAAGGGTATAGAACTTGCAGTTGCTGGTGCAGTTTTTTATCATGCTACAATTGCTCTCGGTCAATTGATAAAATCACAAGCAACATCAGATCTAGGGGCGCTTGATACGCAGGAAGGTATTGTTGTGCGTGATCCAAAGCTTTCATCAAATCCTTTCAAAATTACCGGTAATTTTATAACTGGAAAAGAAATGGGTAAAATAAAGCAACTTAAATCTTCCCAACAAGCAGGAAGAAATGCTGAAGAAGAAGAGATGGGATATCAAGGTCTTTTGAAGAATATGCATATGGTAAATAGTACACCATACCTAACAAACACTGCAGCAACGCGGGCAGGTGATATGGGAGGTTATTAATGACAAAACAATTTAATTTAAGAATTGAGCAAATATTACAACATCAAAAAAATAATCTTGTTGTAATATTTCCAGGTAGATTTCAACCTTTTCATTTAGGTCATAAGAAAATATATGATATGGCTAGACAGGCTTTTCCTGGTGCAGATTTTTTTATTGCAACGTCTGATACTCCTTTGAAGGTTACAGATCCAGAGCGATATCCATTTAATTTTGCAGAAAAAAAACAGATTATGTTAGCTGCAGGTATTCATGAAAATGAAATTCGCATGACAAAACAGCCGTATAAACCTGTAGAAATATTAAAAGATTATGATCCTAATGTGACAAAAGTTGTATATTTGGTAGGTAAGAAAGATATGGATGAGGATCCTCGATTTACGTTTGGTGTTACAAAGAGTGGTAAGCCAACATATTTTCAACCTTATAAAGACTTATCATCCATGCAACCATTTGATGAAAAAACGGGGCATGGTTATGTTTATGCTCCTGCAACTGTGGAGTTTAATCTTGGAAATACGCGTATTAAGAGCAGCACAGAATTAAGAAATCTCTACCGTACTGCAACAGATGAAGATAAGAAGAAAATTATTACTGGTATGCTTGGTAAATTTTCAGAAATTGTTTACAATATTTTTAATAACAAAATAAAATAATTATTTTGTTTCTAACACTTTAATTGTTTCAAGTAGTATCTTTTCGAGGTTTTCTTTTGATTCTTTGCTCAAGCCACCGCGTATTTTATTTAAAAGCGAGTCCCCACCTTTTTCAATTGCTTTATATAAATCTTGTTCATTATTTTCTTCAAGCTCTGAAACATCCATCGATTGTCTCGCGGCATTATAATCTTCATATCCAAAAGCTGCTTCAATATTATCATATGCTTCGTTAATTTTAGCAGCAACCCAGGGCTCAATATCTTTTTCGCTTTTCGCGAGAATATCGTGCAACATTGCAGACAGTTTAAAAATTCTATAAAGAGATCTTTTTGCCATATCTTTATTCTGCTCAGATTTTTCATCACCACTTTCTTCACTGGCGTGTACAGAAGGATTGCACTCAGCGCAGCCACATCCTTCTTCTGCTTCACTGCAGGCTTGGCCACATTTTAAGCATGGTCTCTTTGGAGCAGCGTTTTCCCTAAGAACCTTAAGCTTATAAGCTTCTTCTATTCTAAAATTGTCCAAGTTTGCCATAATATTATTTATTATAATATATTAAATATTTCTATATAATGAACACATTTAA